CAACTGCACTATACCGGCGCGATCCTGCTAACCGTGGTGATCGCGCTGGCATTTGTAGCGAGCATGACCAGTTGCCAACCGGTGCTTGCGCCGGCGGGAGCGACTGGCGATAGCAACTTTACGAACGTAGTCGCCTCTGGGGACATCACGGTGGGCGACGATCTGACGGTCGCTGACACACTGGACGTGAATGGCGACATCGACCTGGACGGCGACGGCTTTGACGTCGACATCACAGCCGGCTTCTCGATAGATGGGGACCTGGCCTCCAACATCAACACGGCGGCGGGCGACATCACCATCGAGGCCGAAACCGGCAGTGTGACCGTCAAGGGCGATGAGGCGGTGGCTGATGCGATCTATCTGGATGCCAACGACGCCGCGGGCACCGGAGTGACCATTGCGGTGGGCGCAACTGGCGGATTCAACATCGGCGGCGGATTGACCGACATCGGCGGGGGGTCCTTCGCGGTTGCTAATGGCGACAATGATCTGGGGGTGGCCGGTGATCTGGAAGTGGATGGGGTGACCCAACTGGACGGCGCGCTGGCCGCGGATGGCGGGATCACTGTAGACACCAGTAACTTCACCGTCAACGGCACGACCGGGGCGATTACCAGTGCCTCAACCGGCACCTTCGCTGGGGATGTAACGGCTTCCGCTGACAACACCGGCGGCAATGCCGGCGCGGTGAATCAGTTTATCGGCGTGCCGCGGATTGATCTGGTGGGCATCGGCACGATGGCGAACGGTACCACGAATTCGATCATCACCGACATCGGCGACAGCGAAACGCCGGCCACGGACTGGACGGCGATTGACGCCGATACCACCATGTCCAATGATAGCACCTATTACCGGCAAGGCACCGCCTCGCTCAAGATGGCCGTGGCTGACACTGCGGACGCCACGGACGGCTGCACGAACGCGTTGGCGTCTGGCGATCAAAACTGGACGGATGATGAATCGGTCGGCATGTGGTTCTATGCCGACACAACCTTGACGGCTGGCGATTTGGTACTAGTCATCACCGACAGCGGGGCGGGTGACACCTCAGTGAACTTCCCGGCCTACGCCACAGCCAACACGTGGGAGTGGATCGAGATCGACATCAGCGGGGTTGTCACTGCCTCGAAAGATGTGATTACCGATTTGAGCGTTGAGCTTTCAGCGGCGGGTGCGGTAGTGGCTGCGGCAGGGGCATTCAACGTCTACATGGACTTCATCGTCAAGTGGGACGGCGCGGAAGAGGAATCTGTGGGCCGGGCCATCGTGCAAGACGGGGTGATGAGCCTGGTAGTCATAGACGCGACGGACACCGGCGCGACCAGCACCACGTTGACTCTCTATACCGACTATTTCGTGCACTATCAGAGCGGTAATGACGCCATCGTCATTTTGTCCGATCAGAGCGGCGCGGATAAGGTGGGCTTGGCGTTGGTCGCCTATTAGCAACCAACCGGGGCGGCTGACAGGTCGCCCCTTTCCCCAATCTGGAGGTTCCGATGGATATTCTGATCCGAGACCCAAAATTCTGGACGGCGGTTGTGCTCTTGCTCAAGGTGATTTTGTTCTACGTCATCCCGGACTTTCCGCCCGACATCTGGACGGCCATCGACGCCATCATCGCGGTGGTCATCGGGGCGTTGGCCGGCAGCAGCGCCAAGCGAGTTATCGCCGCCCGCCGCGCCGCAAAGGGGTAGCACATGACAACGCGTGGCAGACCGCGCAGCAAGTCGGTCAAAGAATCGGCTGAGATCGAAAACACCCAACTCGCGCCCCCGCTGGCAGACTCGGCAAGCAAGTCGGCAGCCCCGGCATTGCCGAAGCCGCCGGCTTTCTACGCCGTGCGGTCGATTGCGCCGTTCGGCATCGTGCAATCGGCCAGTCTGACTTTCGGCACGCAACCAACCATAATGCGGGCCGACGATCCGCGTCTGCCGGAACTGCAGGCTTGTCAATGGTTGGAGATCACGGAGGCTTGACATGGCCGGAACTGTGACCAAGACTGAGATCCAACACGCCAAAGTTCTGGAAGTCAAATTTGCTTGGACTGCCAGCGCGGGCGGCGCGGCGGACGCCACAAGCACCTACGCCTACAGCGGGCAGATCGTGGAGTGTATTATCGTGCCGGGTGGCGCCACACCGAGCAACCTGTTTGATGTGGTCATCACCGACGCCAACAGCGTTGACGTGCTGCATGGCCTGGGCGCGGATTGCAGCAATGCCGACACGACTGTATTGGCGGCGGGCCTGGGCTGCGTCAGCAATTCGGTCCTAACGCTGGCCGTCACGAATGCCGGGAACGCCAAGACCGGCGCCGTAATTCTGCATATCGTGTAGGGGGCGCTTATGCCAATTTTGCGCGGACTAGATATCGCCGGGGGCGTCAACGTCAACTCCTTGCACCACGTGCAAGTCACTGCCGATATGAGTTCGGCCACTTGGAATACGGTCGCTTCGCACGAATGCTTTTCCATAACTGGCTACGTGCGCGCCTATCTGTGGGTGGAGTGTGCAGCCACCTTGACTGATGCCGCGGACGGAGCCGATATCCAATTCGGCCATGAATCCGATACGACCGCCTTTATCGGGGCGACTGGCGCGGCGGGTAAAGGCGGGTCAACCATCAGCGCCGGGGAGTTGTGGTATGACACCTCCCCCACTACGCAAATCGACACCCCCGCTAATGTACTATTTGACCGGATCATCAGCGGTCTGGATATTGGCTATGAGATCACTGGCGCGGCCTTGACCGGCGGCAGCCTGGTGCTGCATTGCGTGTGGGAACCGCTCAGCATCGGCGCCGCGGTGGTGGCTGGCGCGGGCGGGGCGTTGTAGAATGCGGCTCTTTTGGCGGTCGGTGCGCATGTGTCCCTGGTGGCAATCAGGCATCGGGGCGCGCCGCACGATGGCCGGAGTCATGCTGGTGATGGGCCTGGGACGGTTGGGTTTGTGGACCACCGCCGCGGTCGCCGACGCCCTGCCAGTTACGGTCTACGGCTGGCTGTTGGTGAGCTTGGGGACCGCCTTGCTCTTGTCCATCCCGTGGCGTTTGGTTTTGGGGGGGCGTATCCTGGCCGGGACCGCGGCGGTGCTGTTGGTGGGCATGGTGTGGGATGGCGGCCACATCAGCGTGACTCTATTGATTGAGACCTGGCTGGCGTTCAGCCTGGCAGTAGAAGCGCTGAGTAGAAACTATGATTGAGACCTTTGTCAATCCGGGCACCTTCCTGATGCTCGTTGGCTTCACCCTCATAATTGTTTTCATGGCATTGACCGGGCGAATGCCTAGGAAGGCGGAAATGTCTCGATTACGCCGTCTGGAGGCAACCGTTGAAACGCTACAAGAAGGGCATATCAGAGATCAAAAGCGCATCAGTCAATTGGAGCGCGAGCTCAGTCTGGCCCGTCTGGAAATTGACCGGTTGGAACGGTTGCTGCAAGAATATCGCGGCATTGACCTGAATATCACCCTCCCCCCGGCCAAGCCGCTGTTGCTAGTGATGTGCCATCCCAAGTTCGGTGAAGACGACGTCCAGGCCATCCGGCGCACGCAGATTCCTTTTCAGCGCTTGAAAGATGCCACCGCCAAAGACTTTGACCGCTTCTTGCAAGAGGCGCGGCAGGATGGCACCACGCCGTGGTGGGTGCAAATTAGCGCGCACATGGGTGAAGCGGGCATCCAATTCGCGGATGGCGTTCAGCCGGTAGGCTGGCTATCGCAACGCATCCGCGACATCAAGGTTTTAATGCTGGCCGGGTGCGATAATGAGCGGGTGGCCGCCGGACTGGTGGGGTTGGCGCAGCACGTGCTGGTGATCTATGAGGAAGTGGAAACCGTCTACGCCGCCGATTTCACGTATGCATTCTGGTCGAGAATTGGCCGGGGCTTTGATCCGGTAGACGCCTATGCTCAGGCGTTGACCGAATGTCCGCAAATCAGCGAGTTTGTCTGGATGCGCAGCGCGAGGTAGAGCATGGCTTTTACCTATGATGTGACTACGGATCGGGGCAAGGCGCGCTTGACGGTGGGAGACAACACGTCGGGCAGCGGGGTTCTGCCGGGCGGCACGAACTTCACCGATGCGGAAGTTGACGCCGCCATCACCCTGTGCGGTTCATGGCAGCAGGCCGCGCTATTTCTGCTGCGCGCCGCCGCCGCGCAATGGGCAGTGAAGGCGGCCTCCCTGAGCATCGGTGACTACGCGGAATCCCGCCGGCAAGCTGAGAATCTGACTAAGCTAGCGGAAGCGTTGGAAGCTAAGCTCCCCGGCAGCTGGTCCGACATGGGCTTGGGCAAGAGCACGGTCGGCAATCCAGCGGTGATTACCTGATGGAACAGCCGCTTTGTGAACTGGAAATCTTTGACCACATCTGCGATATCGTGCAAGCCAGCACGAGCGCCGGCGGCTACGGGCACACGGACTGGGATTACAGCAGCCCGACCGCCACAACGCAGGACGTGGCTTGTCACTACTCGCCGGGCAGTGTCAAAGAGATGGTGGACGCTCGCAATCAGGGCACCACGATTCAGCATCATACGCTGTGGTTGAAATACGCCGATGCGCCCAATTCGCTAAAGGTCACTAATGCCAATGTCAATCACCGTATCACGAACATCGTTACCAGCAGCGGCACAACGATTGACGCCGGGCCATTCGATATTACTGAGATCACTGACATGGCCGGCATCCACAAGTTATTGCGCCTGATGCTCAAAAGGATCAGCTAAGATGCAGACTGTGGGTAAGGTGCGCGTCTATTTCAATACCCCGCTGGCACAGCAGATGGGGGAGAGCTTTACAACCGAGTTAGCCGCCGCTTTTGGGGATGAGGTTCAAAGACGCGCAAAGGACAACGTAGCGCCCGGCAGAGGACCGGGTCCGCATCCGCATCCCCCGCCACCGGCCTGGCAGCACGTTGACACAGGCCGGCTGATGGAGAGCATTGGCGCAGACATCGAAAAGCGCCTCAATGTCGTCAATGTAATGGTCAGCACCCCGGTTCCATATGGGGTATTTCTAGAAGCTGGTTGGCATACGCAATCTGGGCGTTTTGTGCGGTATCCGTGGCTTGCGCCAGCGATTGCTGATACACAACGAGACTTCATGCGTTTGGTTAGAGCAAAGGCCGATACTGCCTTCCGCGGCGGGCCACGCGGTGGGTTGATTCGGGTCAATACCGGTAGCAATATTTGGGATAGCTATTCACGCGGTTGGAAACGAGCGGGGGGCAAATGAACGTCACACAGTTTTCACAACGCGATCCGCTCTGGGCGGCTCAGCAGTTAGGCAGTGGGGACCTAACCATCGGACGGGCCGGCTGTCTGATTTCCTGTGCGGCCAGTGTGCTAGCCGATTGTGGGGTGGGCACCGATCCGGGG